AATCCGAGGAATGTTAATGAGCTTGTGAATGAACTCACATTATTTGATGACGATCTGATGAGCCGGGTGTTTGATAAAAACATCAAAGCAACGGAATTGTTGCTCCGTATCATTCTTGGCAAAAAGGTTAAGGTTATCAGCGTGACAGGGCAGAATGAAATGAAAAACCATCAGGTTGGCAGGCGTAATATTACGTTGGATGTGGATGCAATGGATGAAAATGGTGAGGAGATCGACATTGAGGTTCAGGGTAATTCAGAAGGAGCACATGTCAGACGCGCACGTTATCACAGCAGTATGGTTGATTCGAGAATGCTCAAGGAGGGACAGGCGTTTAGGGAACTGAAGGATTCCTATGTGATATTTATTTATAAGCATGACAAGTTCCGAAAGGGTTTACCTTTGTATCACGTAGAACGATACGTAGGCGAAACGAATGAACAGTTTCGTGACGGCTCCCATATCATTTACGTGAATGGAAATTATAAAGGGAATGATGAGATTGGTCAGTTGATGCAGGATTTTCGGGAGAAAAATCCGGAGTGCATGCACTACACGGAGCTGGCAGAAAGTGTGAAACATTTTAAAGAGAAAGAAGGAGGGCGGGAGCCTGCCCCGCCCCGACGAAATTTTGAAAAATCGACTTTTCTTCAAAGTGCTATCATTTGACAGGTAAGTGAAGGCATACAAAACGCAACTTCCGCCATACAATATCTATAAGACCGGTTTCAAGGGGGTATTGTATGGCAACCAATAAGAAAGTTTTTACTTTACGCCTTTCGGATGAAGTCTTTGATAAAATCGGTGTACTTGCTACCCGTGAACATCGTTCTGTAACCAATTATATTGAATTCGTGCTTTTGAAGCATTTGAAGGAAATTGAAGATGAACAAGGTGTGATCAAAGCTGACGGTTCATCCAAAGAGGTATAAGCAATGTCTGTCTTAAAGCAAAAGAGAACCACAAGTAAGGCTGAATTCATCAATACGGCCAACCAAATCTATGTTGAAACCATCAATTTTCTTACCCGCCTTTCTGCAAGGTATTCCCGCCTGATAGCGGAACCCGTTGCAAAGCTGGCGGGTGAAATCATTGATCATGCGGAAAAGGCCAACAGCATTTTTCCTTCTGATGTTCAACGGATTGAATTGCGGAAGGCCCACTTGCTGGAAGCAAGGGCTTCCCTGATGGCGCTGGATGTGCGCCTTACCCATGTTTACCTGATTTTGAACCAAAACCCTGAAGGGGCTTTTACCACTTCCAAAGGGGTTGCGGTGAAATCCAATGACGCTATTGAAAAGCTGGATAAGATGGCCCAAAATTTAGGCGAACTGATCGACAAGGAAAACGAACTTTTGAAAGGGGCAATCAAAAATGTAAGTGCAAAAATGAAATCTTAACTTCAAAATTAGGTGTATCTCTATGAATGCTTCCTTCGGCGGTTTGGTGGTGGCTCCGCTCCCCTAATTACAATAACAACAACAATTTCGTTATTGTCTGGACTGATGGCAACTACAACAATAACAATGCTAATAATTCTGGTGGGTTGCGGCCCGGATTTTGCAAATATACACGGTCGAATGTAGTAACAGAAACCCGGCTTTGGGCTTCAGGTGAAGGATGACCGATGTAAAAGGAGAGATACTTCCTTGGGTAGCTAATCCCTAAAACTGCCCCGCTTGGGAAAGCGGGATGGGGTATAATCTATTTTATAGCCGATACCCTTTCTTTTGACACCCATGCACGGACGCTTCTTGCATGGTGGGCGAATGTGCCATAGCCCATTTCATGTGTATGGGTAAAGCAGATTAGAAGGCACCCTACAATTTATCTGTGCGAAAGGCGAATACTTTTTTAATTATGAACAGTCAGGAACGGCGGGAAGCCCGCTACCAGCGTCGCAAAGCAAAGCGGCAAGCAAAGAAACAAGCCCGATCTGATAGCCTTGGATCGGTGAATCAGGTTTTCAGTTACCGGAAAATGTTTTTCTATGGCCGTAAGTGCTGTAATGGGGTGCGGTGGAAGCAAAGTGTTCAAAACTTTGAAGCCCACCTATTTTCAGGAACAGCCAAACGGCGGCGGGAAGTATTGGATGGAACATGGAAACCAAAAAGCTGTACCCATTTCACCCTTCGGGAGCGTGGAAAGGTACGGCCTATTGATGCGCCGCATATCACAGATCGGCAAATTCACAAGACCCTTTGCAATGAAGTTCTTGTGCCGTTGTATAACCCCTGTATGATCTATGAAAACGGGGCTTCACAGAAGAATAAGGGCCTTCACTGGCACTATAAACGGCTGAAGGAACAGCTTCATTGGCATTATCGGCGCTATGGTCGGGAAGGGGCCGTTTTACTGATTGATTTGAAAGGGTTCTTTCCCAATGCACCCCATGAAATTCTTTACCAGCGGCACCGGGAATTGATCTTGAACCCTGATCTTCAAAGAATTGCTGATACCGTCATTCAATATTCACCATGTCCAACACCGGGCCGGGGAATGCCTTTGGGTGTGGAACCATCACAACAAGAAATGGTTGCCATGCCCAGCAAAATTGATCACTGGATCAAATGTCAGGCCCGTGTGGACTATGAAGCCCATTACATGGATGATTACCTTATGACCTTCCCCAGTGTTGATGAAGCAAAGTTCATGGGGCATGAAATTGTAAGACGGTTTGAAGCCGCTGGAATTCGGGTGAACAAGCGGAAATGCAAAGTGATCCCACTTACAAAGCCGTTTCGGTTTTGTAAGGCCCGATTTACATTGACCGAAACCGGAAAGGTGAAAGTGAATGGAAGCCGGGATGGAGTGAAACGGGCAAGGCGAAAGCTGAAGCTATTTCACAAAGAATTCAAAGAGGGAAAAAGAACCTTCTTTGATATTGAACAGTACATGGAATGCCAAAGCGCATATTACCGGAACTTCAATGATCATGGGCGGTCATTGCGTTTGCGGCGGCTGTATCATGCTATCTTTTTCGGAGGTGCGGAATGTTTAGAATCATCAAAAACGGGGCCTCTATTGGCCTAACTGAAAATCTGAACTATATCAAACAAGCCGAAAATGGTTGCTATGTCCTTTGCCCGGAGCCTGATGCTTCGGGCATTGTTTTTGGCGGCACCGTTTATCACTTGCTTGGAAGAACAGGTTTGGACGGGGTTGAAACCGTCAGTTTGGAAGAAGCTGATGGTGGTATGGAGATCATCAAGGCTACTGAAGCTGGTGGAATCGTGTTCGTAACTATGGCAGAAGCCGGGAACATTGATCCTGAAACAGCGGCGGAACACGCTGAACTGTTTGCTGAATGGGCCTATCCTATCGCCTACAAAACCGGCCAAATCCGCCGTTTTAGTGGGGTGCTTTACAAGTGCGTTCAGGATCACACTTCCCAAGCTGACTGGACACCGGACACCGCTTCCAGCCTGTGGAGCCTGACCGCCAATCCCGCCGAAGAATGGCCCGCTTGGGCACAGCCGGTGGGGGCGCATGATGCCTATTCCAGCGGGGCGAAAGTTGCCCACAATGAAAAGCATTGGGTTTCCATCGTGGATAACAATGTTTGGGAACCGGGTGTGTATGGTTGGGAGGAAGTAACCGATGCAGTATAAAAATTATCTGTGCCGAAAACGGGCAAGGTTTGACGGCATTTCAGGCCAAGTGAATATTCCCTATGGAACCGCCCTGATCTGTCAGGACGGTTTTTTGATGCACCAGAACAAACCGCTTTGCGGGATCACCAGCCAAAACGCCTATGATTTCTTCAGTCAGAATGATGATGGGATGGGCCGGGAACGGGGTGATCTGGTTGGGCGCATTCTTTCCAGACTGCAAAAGCGGGATTCCGGGTATCAGGCCCGGTGGAACAAGGTTTGGGAAGATGCCCGATGCCAAAAGTACAAGCGCCCGGAGCATGAAGATCATTGGATTTGGAACTTTGACTTCTACAATGGGCCTGTGGAGGATTTGCGCCATATCGCCGGTTTGATCGGAGCATAAGACAAGGGAGGAAGAATAGAAATGACGGTTTATCAATGGTTGTGCTTGTTCAGCGTCCCGGCCCTGATTCTGATGATCGTGAAGTATATGCTGAACCAGATCAAGCAGAACAGGAAGGACACGGAAGCGGTGAAATTGGGCCTTCAGGCCCTTCTCAGAAGCCAAATGATTTCAGACTATAACAAGTATTCTGAAAAAGGCTTTGCCCCTGTCTATGCACGGGATAATTTTGAAAACTGCTGGAAACAGTATCATTCTTTGGGGGCCAATGGTGTGATGGATGATCTACATGAAAAATTCCTTGATCTTCCCACAGAAGCCCCCAACAAATGAAACGGGTGCAAAAAGCCAAGAGGGAATTTTCAAAAACCATATTGATGTTCATTGGGGCGGTTACCGTTGTGGTAACCGCTTTCACTTTAATCATGATTTGGCGAACCAATGACCTTTCCCCTTTGGCTTATTTGATCCCCGCCGTTTTTGCCGAACTTGCCACCGGAACCGGATTTTACTATTCCAAGGCCAAGGCCGAAAACCGGATCAAGTTGCGGAAGCTGTACGGCCCTGAAATCTACAATGACGCAAAAGAACCCTAAATTACAACACAGAAAGGAAAATGAAACATGAACACCGAACAGATTATTTCCCTGATCGTGGCCCTTTTGAGCGGCCTTGCCACCTGTATTCCTCTGGCCTATAAACTGGTGCAGTATGTCCAGAAGGCCGCACAGGAAAAGAATTGGAATGCCCTGTTGGGTTTGGTCATTGACCTGATGGAACAGGCTGAAAAGAAATTCACCGATGGTGCAACCCGTAAAGAATGGGTGATGGCTATGGTGCAGACTTCCGCCGAATACATCAATTACCCGGTGGACAGCGTAGCCCTTGGCAAACTGATTGATACCCTGTGTGATATGTCCAAGATCGTAAACTATGACGGTGTACCGGCCATTGAGCCTGAACAGGTGAAGGGAGATGGGGAAAATGAGTAATTCCACCCTTGCAACCTATACCCGGATCACGAAAAACAAAACCAGCCCCCGGAATCATACCATTGACACTATCACCATCCACTGTATTGTTGGACAGTGGACAGCAAAACAGGGGTGTGATTATTTCGCCACCACAGACCGGGAATGTTCCGCCAACTATGTTGTTGGTAAGGATGGTTCCATTGGCCTTTCCGTGGATGAAAAGGATCGTTCTTGGTGTTCCAGCAACAGCGCCAATGACAACCGGGCAATCACCATTGAAGTTGCTTCTGACACCACACACCCCTACGCCGTAACGGATGCCGCCTTTGCCGCCCTTCTCAATTTGGTGGAAGATATTTGCCGCCGCAACGGGATCAAGAAGCTGGTTTGGAGTACGAACAAGAATGATCGTGTGAATCACCTGAACGGGTGTAACATGACCGTTCATCGGGACTACGCAAACAAGGCTTGTCCCGGTGATTATCTTTACAACCGACATGGAGAGATCGCCGCAGAAGTCAACAGGCGGCTTCAGGGCGCTTCTTCTGGTGGTGGGGTAGTAGTTACACCCCCGGCCACAGAAAAGCCCACAGACGGCGGCACAGGGGCCACAGCAACGCCTTATTTGGTGCGGGTGACAATCTCTGATCTGTATATCAGAAAAGGCCCCGGCACCAACTACGGGAAGAATGGCTTCATCAAGCCGGGTGTTTACACTATCGTGGAGGAAAGCACCGGAACCGGGGCCACCAAATGGGGCAAGCTGAAAAGCGGTGCCGGTTGGATTTCCCTTGACTACGCAAAACGGGTGTGATAGCGTGTTACTATGTTGTTACTATCCCTTTGGGTTTCACCGGGTTCCTGTGATCTGAAAATTCAGTAAATTCAGCCCATTGGGGCCTACAAAAACTCAAAAATTCATGGCGCAATAAAAACAGATGAAGCGGGAACCCTTGATTTTTCAGGGGTTCCCGCTTTTCTTGTTACTAATGCGTTTATAGTTCAGCGTTCAGTGAATGAAAAATTCATTGTAGTTCAACCCATGAAAACCAGCTTGTAACCGGCTTCCGAAAACCGCCCAACGGCAACCAAAATGGAAACCGGAATGCGATTATCTACAATGGGGGCGCTGGTAGAAAGTTCCCATTCACCATCTTCGAGGGTTTCCACCCTGACTTCCAAGGATTCCGGGATCACCCGAACACGGGCAACCTTCTTCAGTTGGGACAGCTTTTCCACCAGATAGGCTTCCACATATTCCGGGGGCTGTCTGATCCCGGCTTCCCAATTTTGAATTGACCGGGCCGGAACCCCGAATTCCTTTTCAACTTCCTTTTGTGTCAACCCGGCAAATTCACGGGCTTCTTTGATGTTCATATTTCAAACCCCTTTCAAAGTCTTTCGGTGGGGGGGGGCTTCCCCCACCCCACCTGATCTGATGTTTAGATTTCGTGAACCAGAACCCTAACATGAAGGCGTTGGATATTGTAGCCACCGGCAAGAATGGATTCAACCCGAACACTCCCCAGCTTGCCATACACAACACCATTCAAAGCCCCGCCGCTGTAATGAATTCCGTCCCAATCAGTGACTTCACCGGTGATAGCGTGGATTCTGCTATACAGGTTCATAATCAGAGATTCAGCGGATTTCATGTTTTCCTTGTGGATTTCGCTTGCCGTGGTATGAATCATCTGATATGCGGAATAGCTATATTCCTTGATGAACTTATCCCAGCCAAGTTCTTTGTAAGCGGTGGTCAGCCTTTCTTTTCTTTCAAGATCATATTCATCCCAACGGGCTACCAGTTCGGTTTGCATGGCCTTCATGGTTTCGGGGATTTCCTTGATCCAGAGGTTTTCTTTCTTCTTGGCTTCGGTCAGACGATCCTTCCAAGTGTTCAAGATACGGATTTTTTCTTCCAGAACCTTCTTGGAGTTTTCAACGGCTTCTTTGGAATCTTCCCAATCACAGATTTCCCAATACAGATCATTGTTGTCCCGGTGGGCCAAGGCGGGGTGTTTTCCGGTGAGGTCAACCCCCTTGGCAACCAACGCTTCCCGGCGCTTCAGTTCCCGTGCCGTCTGCTTGATAAGGGTTGCTTCCCGCTTGGAAACGGCTTCTTCAGCCTTCTGAACTTTAATCAGCAAATCCTGAACTTTCATGATAACCTTCCTTTCTATGCACTCAATGGGTGTCTTTCTATGATTAGAATACACCCATTGAGTGCATAAGTCAAGAGGTTTTTTCAAAATATTTTGATTAGTGCCACAGTTGCTTTCAATTCATCAAGGGTTTTGTGATTATAGACCCGGTTTCCAGTGTCCTTGGACACATGGCCCATAAGAAGATCAATACATTTCCGGTTGGCCCCGGCGCTGTCCAACTGCGTTTCAAAGGTGTGGCGGCATTCGTGCGGGGTGTGGTTCATTTCCAGAGCCTTCATAATGTCCGCCCAAAATATCCGGTATTGGGTTTGATTACAGGGCCTTCCATTATAGCAGATCAGCCGTGGGCCACCTTCAGCAAGACGGGCTTCAATGAATGGCCTGATTTTGGAATGAATGGGAACCACCCGATCTTTACCAGCCTTTGTTTTGGTGCCGCCTTTCATCGTCCCGGCATGAAGATCAATATCTTCAGGTTTCAGGTTCAACAATTCACTGATCCGCCACCCGGAATAAATCAGGATCAGGACAGTATCAACCCAAGGATCAGACTGGTGTTCCCAAAGCTGTTTGATTTCATCCGTACTGAAAGGAAGGCGGCTTGTGGGCGGGATTGGATCAGAAGTCAGAAGATCAGAGTAACAGCGGGTTATTATATCCAATTCAAGGGCGAACCTGTCAAGATGCCCCCAAAGGTTTTTGATTGCCGCTTGGGTGCTGTACCCTTTCCCACAGTTATCAATGGTTTCTTGCATTTGGTATGAACGGATTTGCTTATAAGGTTTGTTCACCAACTTTGAACAATGGTTGAACGCTGAACAAAGTGAAGAACGGTTGGATTCCCCCAGCTTGGGGGCCTTCTTTTCTTTCCATAGATCAAAAAGCTGTTGGAGGGTGATTTTCGCCCGGTCAACATCCCATGGATCACGGTTGTATTCCGCAAGCATGATGTTTCCCGCTTCACGGGTTTCCGCATAGCCGATTATATCATAGATCGGTTGGCGCTTTTCATTCCATCCAACGGTTTTCTTCACTATGTATGGGCGGCGGCACTTTCCTGATAGCTTCGCAACCGTTCCATAGCCGTTGGGATTTCGCATTATATCACCTGTCTTTCTTGGAAAAAAGGGTATGGCAAAGCTAAACCCCATGTGATATAATGTTCAATGGTGGTTGAAACATTAACTTCAAAAGGGTTTGTTTCGCCTGACCGCTTCCGGTGTGCAAGACCGGGGGCGGTCATTTTTTTTTGCTTATGTGTTCTGATCTGTTCTGCTGAAAATGCCTGAAATCTCTTGAAAATCTTTGAATGGAACAGATGGAACAGATGCTATATTATTCAAATCAAAATATAAAAAAATATAAAATAATATATCAGAGATAGGAAAAATATCTGTTCTATCTGTTCTAAAGAAAGGATTATTGATCCATTGCATTTTCCAGATAGTCAGAAGCCTTCAAAGGGGGCCTTGCTATTGAAACCGTTGTTTTCAGACCGTTGATATTCAGATCAACATAAAGGATTGGAATTCCGCCAACTTGCTTTGTTTCCTGCTTGGCGGTGGATGCCCCAACAACTGCCCCGGTAACACCAAATAAGGCACCGCCAACAACGGCCCTTCCAACGCCACCTTTGGTTTTGGTAATGGTTTTCTGTCCCACCTGTTCAATTCGGAATTCATCAATTTCAGAAAACTTGAAAACAACGGGTTCCAATTTTGGCTTTTTGGTATTGGACAGATAGAACATTTTCTGTTCTGTGTCAATGAATAAGAAACCGCTTCCAAAATCCGAAACAGTTATACCAGCATTGAATGATTGAAAGCGGCGGTGATTTTCTTCCCACGCTTCTTTCAACTGTTCCGCTGTGCAAAGGGGTGATCCCGTGGAAATACGGTTGCAAACCGGACAGACAGCACCGCCATTGATTTGAATGCTTGTCCCTGACAGCTTTTCACCGCAGATGGTACATTTTTCTTTTTTACCAAACATGATCTATAACCCCCTTTATTTTATATCGCTTTGGAACGCAACAGCTTTACCAATGATTCTGATGTGATCCAATTCTTCACCGCTGAAGCGCATGGTTTTATATTGCGGGTTTTCTGCAAAAAGCTGAAGAACCCCGGCTTCCTGATCATAATAGACCCGCTTCAATGTGGCTTCATCGTCAATGATAACGGCGGCAATTTCACCATCTTCAACCATGGGCTGTTTCCGAATGAAAACAATGTCACCATCATATATTCTGGCCCCGATCATGGAATCGCCCTTTGCCTTCAGGCAGAAATCAGCCCGAATGTTGGCCCCGGCTTCCACATACAGATCAACTTCTTCATTTGCCATGATCGGTTCCCCACAGGCAATGTTCCCCAACAGCGGGAACTTCTTTGTTTCGATCCTGAACAGGTTATCCACAGTGATTTCCCGGTGGGGTTCATCAATCCAGCCCATCAAATAGGCCGGGGTGGTGTGCAATGCTTTTGCAAGAGAAGCGATTTTATCCCGGCGCATATTAGCAATCATACCGGTTTCCCATTTTCTGACCGTGCTTTTTCCAACGCCAACTTCATTAGCAACCTGTTCTAAAGTAAGGTTCTGCGAAACCCGCAAATCCTTTATTCTTTGGGCCATATCTAATTCCGCCATGGTCAACACCTCTTTCCTGTTGTTACTACCAATATAGCATACTTGTGTCTTTTATGCAACATAAATTTCAAGAAAAATAAAAAAGTTTCTTTTAAGACAAAAAGGGTGTTGACAAGCTACACCGGGTATGGTAATATGAGAGTGTCCTAAAGGACACAACGAAACTTTCAAAGGATGTGATGAAATGAACAAGGCCCGTCTGGAATACGAAATGAATCTGCGCCATGTCAGCAAGTCTGATATGTGCGCCATGCTTGGGATTTCCCGATCCGCCTTTTACCGTAAGTGTAACGGTGAATCGGAATTCACCCAAAGTGAGATTCAGAAGATCGTGGATTTCCTGAATCTTGACAGCCCCATGGGAATTTTTTTTACCGAAAAAGTGTCCTAAAAGACACGGAAGGGAGAACGCCAAATGAGTGAAGCAAGCCTGAAGCCGGTGATTGATGAACTTGAAACCTTGTTTTCAAAATTCAACGCCCGGTTCTTTGAAAACAAGCTGGAAAGCCCGGTGATCACCGTTTCCCCGGATCATACCCGTGGGGCTTATGGCTGGTGTACCAGTTGGAAGGCTTGGCAGAACGGAGCCAAGGAAGGCGGGTTCTATGAAATCAACCTTTGCGCTGAATATCTGAACCGGCCCTATGAAGAAACCTGTGGAACCTTGCTTCATGAAATGGTTCATCTTCAGAACCTTCAGGATGGCGTTCAGGACACTTCCCGTTCGGGCACCTACCACAACAAGAAATTCAAGGAAACCGCTGAAGCCCACGGCCTGATCGTGGAGAAAGGCGAAAAGTACGGATGGCATAAAACCAGCCTTTCCCCGGAAGCCCTTGAATTTGTTCAGAGCCTTGGAAAGCAAGGGTTCACCCTTGTAAGACCCCGGCCACTTGGCCTGAAGGGTTCCAGCAAAAGCGGCGGATCATCTTCCAGAAAATATGTTTGCCCCTGTTGCGGAACTATCATCCGGGCAACCAAAGAGGTTCATGTGATCTGTGCTGAATGTGAAGTTGAATTTCAGGAGGAAATCTAAATGAATGTGAAGCTGACCAAAAGAACAGCGTGGGAACTGATCAGCCGGATTTTCCCCCGGCTGAATATCAGCAAAGATACCACCCCGCCCGATGTGGCAATCTTCCGGGCTTCCACCGGCCCCGCCGGTTTGGAAATCCGCTGTGAAAATGACTGGTTCAACCATAACGGGCGGATCAGGTTGACCCTTTCCGATGGTGAGAACCAGATCATCCAGTATTATCACCCCGACACCCTGAACCGGGATTATGTGGCGGAGCAGGCAGAAAAAGAAGAAGCCGCAAGAGAAGCCCGGAAAGATTGGGTTCAGTCAATGGGCTTGGAAATGGCCCACAAGCTGGTTGATCGTTATTGGGAAGGCTGATCCTTCCCCCAAATTTGTAAGGAGGTTGAACAAGAATGAAAACTTTTGCAGAGCGTTTGAAATACGCAATGGGTGAATCTGGCCTGAACCAATCCACCCTTTCTGAAAGAACTGGCGCTTCCAAGGCCGCTATCAGTCAGTATCTTTCCGGTAAGAACACCCCCGGCCCGGAGCGTGTGAAGGCGCTGGCCGATGCCACCGGCGTTTCCTTTGATTACCTGATGGGGTATGAAGCACCCCCGGCCAAGGAACAGAAGGTTTCCGTGAAGAAGATCACCACCGCAGATGCGGCCCGGTGCCTTGGGAAAAGCAAGCAGTTTGTAAGGATTGGCCTTCAGCGTGGCCTTCTTCCCTTCGGGAATGCTGTTCCCGGCGTGGGAGGTTCTTACAACTATTACATCAACCCCGCCAAATTCCGTGAGTATGTTGGCGCTGAACAGTTTGACGCCTTCTTTGGGCTGACAGCATGATCACCCTATTCCAGCACCAGCAAAAAGCCCTTGATCAAACGGAAGGCCACAACCGGTGTGCTTATTACCTTGATATGGGCCTTGGGAAAACTTTTGTTGGTTCAGAAAAAATGATGAAGCTGAACACCCGGATCAATCTGGTGGTTTGTCAGTGTTCCAAGGTTCAAGATTGGATTGAACATTTTCAAACCTACTACACCCGGAATTGTGTTTTTGATCTTACAAACCCCAAAACCTTCAAATGGTTCTTTGAACAGGTTCAATGTGAGGTTCCAACCCTGATGATCGGCGTGATCAACTATGAACTGACCTTCAGGCGGAAGATTCTGAAAACCTTGACTGGCTTCACGCTGATGTTAGATGAATCTTCCCTGATCCAGAATGAAAACGCCAAGCGTTCCAATTTCATTCTTGGGCTTCATCCTGACAATGTAATTCTTCTTTCCGGTACACCAACCGGGGGCAAGTATGAAAAGCTGTGGAGCCAATGCCAACTGTTGGGGTGGAACATATCAAAGGAACTGTTCTGGAAGCAGTACATTGAAACAGAATGGATTGAAGATGATGGTTTTTGGCGGAAGCAGATCACCGGCTATAAAAATGTTGACCGGCTGAAAAAGAAGCTGGCCGAACATGGGGCGGTGTTTATGACCACCGATGATGCCGGTATTGATCTTCCTGCAAAGAACATGATCCAAGTGAAAACCCGGCCTTCCCCGGAATATTGGAAATTCTGGCGTGAACGGGTTGTGACTATCGACACCACAAACCTTCAGGAATTTGAACTGGATTCTGATTTCTTCGGTTCCAATGAACACTGTAAGCGGGAATTGATTGGTGATACCAGCTTGACCCGCCGCCTGTATGCCCGTCAGCTTTGCGGCCTATATAACCCATACCGCTATGAAGCCTTCCGGGATTTGGTGAACAGTACAGAAGATCGGCTGATCGTGTTCTATAACTTCACAGAAGAAATGGAACGCCTGAAGGGGATAGTGACCGCCATGAATCGCCCGGTTTCCATCCTATCCGGTGAAGTAAAAGATCTGAATGCCTATCAATACCGGAGCAATTCAGTTACTTTCATTCAGTATCAGGCCGGGGCCATGGGGGGCAACTTCCAAAAGGCCAACAAGATCATTTATTTCAGCCTTCCCCAAGGTTGGGAACTATGGGAGCAGAGCCAAAAGCGGATTCACAGGATGGGCCAAGAACGCCCGTGCTTCTATTACCTTCTGATCTGCCCCGGAACGGTGGAAGAAGATATTCTGACCACCCTTCAAATGAGAAAGGACTATAACGATGAACTATTCCGAAAATACGAGGAAAAGACAGAACGCAATTAAGCGCCAAAGGTGGTTCCGCCGTATGTTCACCGTGGCCCTTCTAATGGGCATTCTGATTGGCTTTGTTCTTGGCCGTATTTCTGCTACCGCATTTGAGGACAAGCCAACCACGGCACCGGAACCCACGGAAACCGCCTTTGTAATCAGCACCCCGGAGCCGGTGAATCTGGTTCAGGAAACCCCGGAACCTGTTCTGTTGGGTACATACAGGATCACCGCTTACTGTTCCTGTGAAAAGTGCTGTGGGGAATGGGCCAAGAACCGGCCTGATGGGATTGTTTATGGGGCTTCCGGTGAAGAACTGGTTGCCGGTGTTTCCTGTGCTTCCCCGTTGCCATTTGGAACGGTTGTGGAGATTGAAGGCTTGGGTGAATATGTCGTTCAGGACAGAACCGCCGCATGGGTGGTTGAAAAGTATGGTGAACAGCAGATTGATATTTACTTTGACAACCATGAAGCCGCCTGTGAATTTGGCCTGAAATATCTGAATGTTTATCTGAAAGGAGAACCCGAAACATGATCAAGTGTACCAATGAATGCCCGCTTCAGCGGTTTTCCGGTTGTTGCCACAACTGCCCGGAATTTGACCACTGTGATGAAGCGTGTGAAGAAAACCCCAATGCCTGTGGGGAAGCCACCTTTGACGAGGAAACCGGCCTTTCTGAATTCAGGGCCACCCAGCTTGCCACCCTGAACGCTATTGCTTCCCTGACCGCCCATAAAAAGGCCATTGAGGAACAGGAAAAGCAGATGAAAGCGGCCCTGTATGAAGCCATGGTGAAGTACGGGATCAAGAAATTTGAATCCGATGTTCTGAACCTTACCTTTGTGGAACCTACCACCGCCACCAGTATTGATTCCGCCAAGCTGAAGAAGAAATATCCTGATATTGCGGCGGAATGTTCCAAATCCAGCGCCAAGGCCGGGTATGTGAAGATCACCCTGAAAGGGGATAAATCATGAGTTGCCGAGGATTTGAACCCGTATGCACAACCAATGAAGCAAGGGAATTCTTCAAAAACCGTGGCCTTTCCTATGACAGTATTCATGAAGGTGACATTCTGATCCTTTGCATGATGCTTCAGAAAGAATTGAAGAAATCCAACAAGGCCGGTGAAACTTCTGTCACCATGACATTGAGCAAGCGAATTGACATGAAGAAGAAAAGCAATGGGAGCATAACAGAATGTTACATATACATGAACGCCCATTACTTCACCCGCCGTGAGTGTATCAGCTTCAACCGGGATGGGTTCATTGGGTTTGCTGGTTGGGCCGATCAGGGAAATACAAACCCGTTACTTCGTGCCTTCTTGGAATGGTGTAATTATTTGGCGGAAGCTGGTGATCCTTGATGGCCGGTGAAAAGAACTTTGAAAACCGCCTGAAGAAGTGGCTGGAATCTGAAGGCATTTACCCTTTGGGGGAACCGGTTGACCGGATGAAGGCCCCGCCCTGTGGGTATTGGGAAAAACGGTGGGGCGGCGGAAGATATACAAAATCCGGTTTGCCCGATATGAAGATCACCATAAAAGGCATTTCCCTTGAAGTGGAACTGAAGGCTTCCAACGGAACCCCTTCAGAACTTCAAAAGCGAAACCTGAAACAGATCAACCAATCACAGTGTTTCGGTTTCATCCTGTACCCGGAAGGTTTTGAAGCCTTCAAGAACATTGTGAAAGGGGTGAAAGAATGCGAGTTTCCCACAGCCGGGTTGAAGTCTTTGATAGATGCCCATACAAATACCGCTTGCGATATGTGGAAGGGATAGACACAATCCCGAACACCGATCCTGACAATGCCTTGATCCTTGGAACGGCCCTTCACACCGGCATTGAAGAAGGGGTTGAACAGGCCCTTGAATTCTACCAGAACAGCTTCCCGATCCTGACGGATGATCATGTAAATGAAATGATGAAGTTGGAAGCCCTGATTCCAAAAGCCAAGGCCCTGTTGCCACCGGGCGGCAAGTTTGAACTTCCCATTGGGAACGCTGACTTCATCGGGTTCATGGATTACCTTGTTCCCATGGGATGGATGGCGAAAAACGCCTTTAACAACCCGTGGGGTGAAGATGTTCAGGTTTTTGATCTGTATGATTTCAAGTATTCCAACAACACCAAAAGCTATGCCGTTTCCGGTCAGCTTCATGAATACAAGTATTGGTATGAACTAACCCACCCCGGCCACCGGATCAGAAATATGTATTTCCTGATGGTTCCCAAACCCAAGATCAGGCAGAAAAGCACAGAAACCCTTCTTCAATTCCGGGATCGGTTGCAGGACGCTTTGAAGGAAGCTGAACCAACACTGATGCCGATCCAGTTTGACCCCATGAAGGTTGTTGGCTTCATGACCAATGTGAAGCACATGGTTGAAGCCGCAGAATTTCCCAAGAACCCAAACCACTTTTGCGGGTGGTGTGAGTATGAAGAATACTGTATGAAAGGATGGGATTATATGTTACTTCCCAAAAATGAACGGCGTGATCTGAACGCCACCAAAAAGAAGGTTGTTTGGCTGTATGGCGCACCCTTCAGCGGCAAGACCTTCTTTGCCAACCAATTCCCCGATCCGTTGATGTTGAACACGGATGGCAACATCAAGTTTGTGGATGCCCCGTACATTTCCATCCGGGATGTGGTGACCGTGGAAGGCCGGTTGACCAAACGGAAGTTGGCCTATGAAGTATTCATGGAAGCCGTGGCCGAACTGGAAAAGAAGCAGAATGACTTCAAAACCATTGTGGTTGATCTGCTGGAAGATGTCTATGAATCCTGCCGGGTTTACATCTGTGACCGTCAGGGCTGGAAACATGAATCTGATGATTCTTTCCGGGCTTGGGATATGGTCAGAAGCGAATTCTTGAACACCCTGAAGCGGCTGGTGAGCCTTGATTATGAAAATATCATCCTGATCAGCCATGAGGACAGAAGCCGGGATTTGACCCGCAAGGGCGGCGATAAGGTAAGCTCTATCAAGCCGAACCTTCAGGATAAAGTGGCAAATAAGGTTGCCGGTATGGTTGATCTGGTTGCCCGTATCGTTGCGGACGATAATGAACGGGTGCTGTCTTTCAAGACCTCTGAAGTGATCTTCGGTGGTGGGCGTCTGACTGTTCACAACAAGGAAATTCCGCTGGATTATGAAGCCTTCTGTGAAGTGTATGAGGAAGCCAACCAGAAGGCCGCAGGAGCCGTCAAGCGTGGCGGTGATGTAACTACTACCCCCAAGCCTGAAACCTCTGACAGCGGCGAACAGCGGCCCAGCAGACGGGCAAAAAAAGGCCAAAGAGGAAGCCCCGGCACCGGAACCCGCCAAAGATGATCCTGATGGTGAAGGTTCGGCGGCTGGTGACCCTACCACGGCCACTGATGGCACCACCGAAACCCCGCCTTGGGAGGGTGACGAGGACACCACCGATCTTCCGAAATGCCCGGACGCTGAACGGATTTTCGCACAGAACCGGGAAAACCCTGAAATCCCGCTTTGCCCCAACATTGATGCCGGTCACCGGTGCCATAAGGAAGGCGGCCCCGATGTTTGCCCCCTGTGGGATCGGCCCAAGGAAGAAGCGCCCAAGATGGATGTGAACCCGCCCCGGCGCACCCGGAAGAAGCGTGATACCTGATGGCGGAAGTGCTGATGATTGCCGGGAAGCCTGAAACCATTTTCACAGCCCGTGATTTTGAATATCTGGTTGAAAAACACATGGGTTATGAAGCGGCAAAGTATTTCCGGGAATACGCAGAAAAAGCGGATGAAGAAGTAAGATCGGCCAAGGCCGGTGAAAATACAGACCTTGCTTCTTATGAAGCTGACCTTGAAAGCAATCACAGAGCCTTTCAGGATATTCAGACGGAAGCCGCCGTGATTATGGGTGTTCTTCAGGAAAAGCGGATCAACCGTGAGAAGATCACCCATGCAGTAAGGGAAATTGGAAAGATAATTTCCAACCAAATATAAGGAGGAACCCAAAATGAAAAACGATGCCCTGAACCATTTCAAAGAAGAAATGAACAAGCGTGGCCTGTTCCGCAAGATTCAGGTGTGCGCCAACCTGATCCCCCCCCCCGCCCGGTGCTGATGGTGAAGCCCTGATCGAACTTCATCGTTCCGCCGCCAAGATCGCCATTCGGAATTACGCTGAACATCATGAAGATTTCTGTGATGTGATGGCGGATGCGGCCCTTGATCATCTGCTGAACACCGTTCTTCCTGATGATCTGTTCATTCCTGATGGTGGTTTTTCCCCTACGAAAGAAGAAGTTGACAACATGAACAGGGCCAAGGAAACGGCTGACAAAGCGGCCAAGGTGCTTGATACCCTGTTTGGTGGGTTGGCTGATCTTCTGAAAACCCTTTAATAAATACATTTTTTGGAGGTAAAAAACTATGGCTATTGATTTTGACAAGATTGATCGTACCGTTGATCTGAAGGGCCTTCAGGCTGATGTGGAGGATGCCAAGAAGAACGGCGGTGGTGACTTCCCCACCATTCCCGCTGGCAAGTATGAAGCCAAGGTGGAAACCATGGAGATCAAAGGCACCAAGGCCGATCCCAACCGCCCCATGCTGGCTGTGTCCTTCAAGATTCTTTCCGGTGAGTACAAGAACCAGCGCCTGTTCATGAACCGTGTTCTGTACGGCACCAAGAACGATAAGAACATGATCGCTTCCGCTATGGGCTTCCTTGAAAAGCTGGATTCCGGTATTCCCGTCAGTTTCACCAGCTATAAGCAGTTTGCCCAGCTTGTCCTTGACATTGCGGAAGCCATTGATGGCAAGCTGGAATATGCCGTGGACTATGATGATTCCCGCTTCAATTCCATCAGCATTGATGAAGTTTATGAAGTCGAGGATTGAAAAACGGCGCAAAATTTTTTACAATAAAAGTGTCCCAAAGGACACCGCAATTCTTGAAAGTTTCTTTTCAAGGCCGGGGCTTTGCCCCGGTTGGCCCCATGGTGAAGCCTTCCCGTGGCGGGGCTGTTTCTACCGATTCACCAAAGAACATTCAGAAAGCGGGTGAAATGATGATCTTCTATGACTTTGAGGTTTTCAAGTATGATTGGATGGTTGTTTTCATCGACCTGACCGAAAAGAAAGAAACCGTGATCATCAATGATCCTGATCAGTTGCGGCGCTTCTATGAGAAGCACAAAGGAACCATTTGGGCCGGGTACAACAGCCGAAATTATGACCAATACATTCTGAAAGGAATCCTGTGTGGGTTCAACCCCAAGGATGTGAATGATTGGATCATTCTTGAAGATAAACCCGGTTACAGGTTTTCAAGCCTGTTCAGGAATTTCCCGGTGATCAATTATGATGTGATACCCAATCCACCTATCAGCTTGAAAACGCTGGAAGCATTCATGGGGCATTCCATCAAGGAAACCAGTGTTCCTTTTGATATTGACCGGCCATTGACAGAAGCGGAGATTCAGGAAACGGTTAAATACTGCCGCCATGATGTGGAAGAAACCGTTGAAGTGTGGTTAAGGCGCAAAGAAGATGAATTTGATGCCCAAATGTCCCTTGTGAAAGCCTTCAGCCTTCCCATATCGGATATTGGGCGCACAAAGGCACAGCTTTCCGCCAAAATCCTTGGGGCTGTTCAGCGGGATCATGATGATGAATTTGAACTTCAACTTCCCGGAACCTTGCGGATTGAAAAATATACAGAGGTTTTGAACTGGTATAAAAATCCTCTGAACCGGGACTATTCCAAGGCCCTTGAAATTGAGGTTGCCGGGGTTCCCCATGTATTCGCTTGGGGAGGTTTGCACGGAGCAATTCCGCAATATTTCGGGGAAGGTTACTTCATCAATGTGGATGTGGCTTCCTATTATCCATCCTTGATGCTGGTTTATAAATGGATTTCCCGGAATGTGGCTGATCCGTCCAAGTATGAAGAAATCTATCATACCCGGTTGAAGCTGAAGGCCGAAAAGAACCCCATGCAACAGCCTTACAAAATCGTTCTGAATTCCACCTATGGAGCCATGAAGGATCGCCACAATGCCATGTATGACCCCCGGCAAGCAAACAATGTCTGTGTGGGCGGTCAGCTTCTCTTGCTGGATTTGATTGAACGGTTGGAAGATCACTGTGACATTATCCAGAGCAACACCGATGGTATCTTGATCAAACTGCGTCACTATGACGATTATGAATTGATTGATGATATTTGTTGGGAGTGGGAAGAAAGAACTGGTATGCGGCTGGAATTCGATGAATTCAGGCGGGTGTATCAGAAGGATGTGAACAATTATCTGGTGGTTCCCGATGGGCCGTTGGTTGATGAAAAGGGAAAACCCCGGTGGAAATGCAAGGGCGCTTATGTCAAAAAGCTGTCTGATCTGGATTATGATCTTCCCATTGTCAACCGGGCCATTGTGAACTTCTTCCTTTACGATATTCCACCGGAAAAAACCATCATGGAATGTTCTGATTTGCGGGACTTCCAGAAGGTTGTGAAGGTTTCCAGCAAATACAAATATGCCATTTATTCCCCCACCATCACCCTTGAAAAGATCAGGGATGATAAGGGCCGCTCAAAAACTGTGAAGCGGTTCAGCGGGGGTGAGGTTCAGACAGATAAAACATTCCGGGTGTTTGCTTCCAAAGACCACAGCAAAGGCGGATTATTCAAGGTTTCCGGTAAGATCATCAAAGGCCGGGAAAAGAACCCTGAACAGTTTGCCAACACCCCGGATCACTGTTTCATCATCAATGACGATGTATGCGGTATGCCGATCCCGGATGAACTGGATAAAGGCTATTACATCAAAATGGCGTGGGATCGCCTGAATGACTTTGGAATTAAACAGGTTGGGGGGGGGATTTGACCAATGCAACTGTTCCGGGGCTATGTGCCGACAAAGGATAAGCAATGCCTTGAAAAATTCAAGGGGCGGAAAAGGCTGAACACCCTTGAAGATGTTCAAGACCTTGATGAATATGCGGCCATTCTTGGAGAAGAAACGATCCTGATTGATGTTGATGATGGTGAAACTTCTGATCTTCTGTTCAAGATCGTTCAGGATTTGGCCTTGAAGTGCCGGGTGTATGCCACCACAAGGGGCAAACACTTTTATTTCAAAAACCCTGAAGGGTATGTTGAAAAAAGCTGGACAAAACAAACCTTGGCCCTTGGCATTGAAACAGATGCCAAGGTGGGGCGCAATAACAGCTATGCCATTATGCGCTTCAAGGGTGTGGATCGCCCCATGCTTCAGGATTGCCCAGAAGATGAAATTCAGGAACTTCCCAAATGGTTGACCCCTGTGAAAACCAATATGAAGTTTCTGGATATGGAAGCCGGGGATGGACGGAACCAAAGCCTGTTCAACTACATTCTGACCCTTCAGAGCGAGGATTTCACAAAGGAAGAAGCCCGTGAAACCATCCGCCTGATCAACCGGTATGTTCTTTCTGATCCTCTGTCTGAACGGGAATTGGAAACCATTCTTCGGGATGATGCGTTCAAGAAGCCGGTGTTTTTCAAGGGTTCCACTTTCCTGTTTGATAAGTTTGCAACCTACCTGAAGAACAACAACTATATTGTGAAGATCAATGGTCAGCTTCACATTTACAAGGATGGGATTTATGTTCCGGGCCATGCGGAAATTGAATCCCAAATGATCAAACACATTCCCCATCTGAAACGGGCCAACCGTTCTGAAGTGCTTGCCTATCTTGAAATTATGATTGATGGAGAAGCCAAGACCACCAACCCCAATGTGATTGCCTTCACCAACGGCCTTTACAACATCAAGGATGGTTCATTCAAGGACTTCACCCCGGATGTGGTGATCACAAATAAAATCCCGTGGCCCTACAATCCCGCCGCCTATTCGGAATTGCTGGATCACACCCTTGACCGGCTGGCCTGTAACGATCCTGAAGTTAGGGCCTTGCTGGAAGAAATGGTGGGCTATTGCCTGTACCGGCGCAATGAACTTGGAAAAGCCTTCATTCTGATTGGAGATAAAAGCAACGGCAAATCCACCTTCCTTCATGTGGTGAAGAATATGCTTGGGGATTCCAACATTGCTTCCCTTGACCTGAAGGAACTTGGGGACAGGTTCAAAACCGCTGAACTGTTCGGAAAGCTGGCGAACATCGGTGATGATATTGGTGATGAATTTATTGCCAATGCTTCTGTATTCAAGAAGCTGGTAACCGGTGATCGGGTGAATGTGGAGCGGAAAGGCCAAGACCCGTTTGAATTCAATAACTATGCAAAATTCCTGTTCAGCGCCAACAATATTCCCCGCATGAAGGATAAAACCGGAGCCGTTCAGCGGCGTTTGGTGATCGTTCCCTTTGATGCAAAGTTTACCCCAAATGATCCCGATTTCCGCCCGTTCATCAAAGATGAACTTTGTGAACAGGATTCCATGGAATACCTGATTGTTTTGGGCCTGAAGGCTTTGAAATCTGTTTTGGGCAAGGCCCAATTCACCACTTCCAAGCGAGTTCAGGGGCAGTTGGATGAATACGAACAGAATAATAACCCCATCATTGGCTTCATTCAGGAAGTGGGCCTTGACGGGATTGTAAATGAAGCCACCAACACCGTTTACAGGCGCTATAAGGAATACTGCATTGCAAACAACTTCCAAGCCCTATCCGCCATTGAATTTTCAAGGCAGATTTGCAAGCGGTGTGGGTTCGTCACCGATGCAAAGTACATCAAGGGGAAGAAAACCCGTGTGTTCGTGGAAGGGACAGGTGGTGAAGAATGAGAAATCAGAACAGCATATTCACCACCTTGGGCGCTTCCAACCACGCCTTGGAAGAACGGGAACAGCATGATTATTATGCAACCGACCCAAAGGCCGTGGAACTATTGCTGGAACTGGAACCCTTTGCCCCGGTGATATGGGAACCGGCCTGTGGGGAAGGCCACATTTCCAAGGTGCTTCAGGCCCACGGATATGAAGTCATTTCCACAGATTTGATTTACCGTGGGTTTGGTGATCCTGAACCGTTGGACTTCCTGACGGAAACCCTTGAAGGATTTGAAGGGGACATAATCACAAACCCGCCGTACTCAATGGGCCTTGAATTTGTTCAGAAGGCGCTTGAAAGCGTCAGGCCCGGTGGGAAAGTGGCTATGTTCCTGAAGGTTCAATTTTTGGAGGGACAAAAGCGGGGGCTATTCTTCAAGAGTACCCCCCCCCGAACAGTTTATATTTCCCGTTCCCGGCTGGCCTGTTATAAGAACGGGGATATGAGCAAAACAGACAGCGCCATAGCCTATGCGTGGTATGTGTGGGAAAAAGGCTTCACCGGTGATCCGGTGATCAAATGGTTTAACTGAAAGGATTGGTGAAAAATGGATAATAGTAAACGCCTTGAAACTTTTCTGAACGCAATGAAACCGGCCATTGATGCTGGCCGTATTCCCAACAGCGCTGTTGGGGAATTGGTAAAATGGGGCTTCTTCAAGGCCCCGGCTTCCATTCATCATCATGGAGCCTACCCCGGCGCTTTGTTTGATCATTCCCTTGAAGTCATGAACGCCCTTCTGTTTATGACGGAACGGCTTGAACTGAAGTGGGAAAAACCGGAAAGCCCCTATATTGTGGGTATGTTCCATGATCTTTGCAAAGTGGACAACTACCACCAAACCGGTGATGAAGCATGGGAATACAATAACGCCACACTTCTTCCCGGCCACGGCGAAAAATCCGTGATTCTGTGTCAAAAGCTGTTCCCGCTGACGGATGAAGAACTTCATTGTATCAGATGGCACATGGGCGCTTTTGATGTGAAGGACAACTGGAACAGTTACGGAAGATCCGTTACTACTTTCCCCAATGTGCTTTATACCCACACGGCGGATATGATTGCCGCCCGGATTAAGGGGGTGTAAGTCATGGATGCCTATGAAGCTTCCAAGATCCAGAAGCACAAAATTCTTTGTGAAGAAATCAATGATCTGTACGCCAAGAAAAATCATGATTACGGTGATAGTTTCCATAAATCGTTCCTTGAAGAAGGTATGGCTATGGTTCGGATTCGCCTTGGCGATAAGTTCAACAGGTTCAAAACCCTTTCCCGCAATGCTGATCAGAAGGTGATGGATGAATCCATTAGAGATACCCTGATTGATCTTGCCAATTATGCAATGATGGCCGTGTTGGAAATTGATGCTATGGAGGTTGAAGAAAAATGAAAATTATCAATGCTGATGTTCAGTTTATTACCCCTGTTGATGGTGCTGTGATCCTGAAGCGCCTTGAAGAATGTGGGCGTGTCTGCTACAAATCGGAAGATAAGATCACGGAAGGTTCCGCTGAAAAGTTCATTGCCGGTATCATCAAGCGGGGCCATGAAGCCGTTCTGGAACACTGTTCCTTCACGGTGAAGTTCATCTGTGATCGTGGTGTTTCTCATGAGATCGTGCGCCACCGTCTGGCCGCATACTGTCAGGAATCCACCCGCTATTGCAATTACAGCAAGGAAGGCTTTGGTTCTGAAATCACCGTGATCCGCCCCTGTTTCCTGAACCCCAACACTGATGGTTGGAACCTGTGGGAAGAAGGTTGCCTTGCCGCTGAACAGGCTTATTTCAACCTTCTGAATTACGGGTGTACCGCACAGGAAGCCCGTTCTGTTCTGCCCAACAGCCTGAAAACTGAAGTGGTCATGACCGCTGACATTCGTGAATGGCGGCACTTCCTGAAGTTGCGCTGTTCCAAGGCCGCACATCCCCAAATGCGTGAAGTGGCCCTAAAGCTGTTGGATATGGTTCACGCCAAGATCCCGGTTCTGTTCGATGATATTTGGAGTGAATACCATGAACTTTAAGAAGGCTGGCGGCAAAATCTTTGGCGTGGCCTTGAATAAGGCCGAACAAAGGGCCTTGGATCAGGAAATCAAAAAGCAGATAGTTGAAAACGATACCCAATTCAGCATTGACAATGATTCTTCCATTCTGTGGATGCTTCATGTTCATTTCGGGTTCGGCCCCAAGCGTTTGAAGAAGGCGTGGAAGCTGTTCTATGCCGAAAATATCAAATTGCGGGATCATTACCTGATGGATGCTGAAGATGGTGGTTGGCTTTGCCGCCAAAAGCTGAAAGGCATTGGGTGTGATGTGGAAGCATGGTATCAGGAAGAAAGGAAGTGAAGCCAATGCCTAAACCTTGGGAAAATGCTGAAGGCTATAATGATCCCACAGCCTATCACGGCACAAAGAACATCATTCGGGAAGAAGATGAACAGCAGAAGCGGGTGAACACCCTGATCTTCGTCCTGAAGTACATCATCCGTTTGGCTGGCTTTGAACTGCTGAACAGAATTGAAATTCGTGAACGCAAGAGCGGGAGGGAATACCGATGATCAACTTTTATGACCCCAATTTTCAGGGGGTTCATGTGGTTCGTGTAACCTTCATGCAATGGGGCTATATCGGCCATGTGGCTTTCAAAATCGGTGGAAATTGCAAGGGTGCTTCCTTGTTGGACTTCACCTTTCTGGAATATGATGTTCAAGAAGATATTGACCTTTACACTGAAAATGATTGTCAGTTTAGTTTCGATGATGAATATGAAATCTACCGGGCAACGCTGAAAAATGCTAATGGGGATGAATTGGAAGTGGAAGGTGACACCGAGGACTTCAAGGATATGGTGATTGGAATTGAAATTGCTGAAGTGATGCTGGAACCCCGGACAGGTGACACCTAAAATAGTTGTTGGGGTGGTGGGTGGAACGGATGCGGAACAGATGTTTTTGATATATCTGTGACGCTGGAAACCCTTGAAAACAGCGGGATTTCTTAATTATAGAACAGATGGAACAGATGTTATATTTCTTAAATATAAAATATAAAAAATATATAAAGAAGTATAACTATATAAGAGAATGCAAAAGTATCTGTTCTATCTGTTCTATTCTCTGAAAATGCTGATAAATCAAGGGTTTTCCAATCCACCTGAACAGAACAGATGTGCAGAAAGGATGTGTTACATAGTGACTGACAAAGAACTTTCCCAACGGGCCAAAGATTATTTTGCCCAAATCAGAAAAACAGATCGCTTGATCAAGCGGCTGACAGATACGGTGCTCACCTTGCGTTCCAGCTTGACTTCCCAAAGCTATGAACTGAACCCCGATAAGGTACAGACTTCAGGCCCGAAAAACACCCTTGAAGAAACGGTTGCCAAGATCGTTGACCTTGAAGCCGATATTAACCGGCGCATTGATGAACTTGTTGATATGAAACAGGAAGCCTTCACCATGATCAATCGGATTCCTGATCTTGATCAGCAAAATATTCTGATCGGGCGCTATATTCAGTTGAAAAAGTGGGAAGATATTGCCCTTGAACTTAACTTTTCAATTCAATGGGTGTATGAACTTCACGGGAAAGGTTTGCTTGCTTTCTCCCAAGCGAACAGCGAGTTTTTCAGGAACAGAGAAAAACAGAGTGCCACCGCTTGAAAACAGAGTTTATTCTATGAGATAATCTATTTATGAAATTGCGCCTACGGGGAACCGGGGCGCTTTTCTTATACCTGACAGAAAGGCGGTGAATACCTTGACCCCAAGACAGCAGAAGTTTTGTGATGAATACCTGATCAGCGGTAATGCCACGGATGCGGCAATTAAGGCCGGGTATTCCCGCAAGACCGCAAAGCAGACAGGAAGCGAAAACCTTGCAAAACCTGACCTTCGTGCTTATATTGATGAACAGCTTGCCAAAATCCATTCCGCCAAGATCGCTGACGCTGAAGAAGTGATGAAATATCTTACTTCCGTTATGCGTGGTGAGCATACCGAACAGGTTTTGAAGCTGGTTGGTGAAGGCGTTCAGACCGTCACGGATATTGATGTTTCTGCAAAAGAGCGCCTGAAGGCCGCTGAACTGATCGGCAAGCGTTATGGCCTGTTCACTGATAAAGTTGGGCTTGAAGGCGCTGTGCCGGTGATCATTACGGGGGATGATCAGCTTGAAGATTAACCCCAAGGCAAAGGTGATCCGCCTTCCTGAAGTGGTGGGCAAAGGTTACGCCACCTTCTGGAACTTCAAAGGCCGTTACCGGGTGTGCAAGGGTTCCCGTGCTTCCAAGAAATCCAAAACCACGGCCCTGAACATCATCAAGCGAATGATGGAATACCCGGAAGCCAACACCCTTGTTGTTCGTAAGGTGTTCAGAACATTGAAAGATTCCTGTTTTACTGAACTGAAATGGGCAATCAACCGGCTTGGGGTTCAGGCATATTGGGAGATCAAGGAAAGCCCCCTTGAAATGACCTATAAGCCAACCGGCCAAAAAATCTATTTCCGGGGCCTTGATGATCCCCTGAAGGTTACTTCCATCACCGTTGAAATTGGTTATCTGTGCTGGTGCTGGATTGAAGAAGCATACGAAATCATGAATGAATCTGATTTTGATATGCTTGATGAATCCATCCGTGGTGCTATTCCACCGGAAACCGGCCTGTTCAAGCAAATCACGCTGACCTTCAACCCGTGGAATGAAAAACACTGGATCAGGAAACGGTTCTTCGGTGAGATCACCGGCAAGGATGCCCAAGGGAATCCCACATACAAATTCCATGATAGTTGGACTTCCCCGGATGGTCAGATTTTCGCCACAACCACCAATTACCTGTGTAATGAATGGCTGGATGCGTCTGACCTGAAGGTTTTTGAAAACATGAAGGAAAACAACCCCCGGCGCTACAAAGTGGCTGGCCTTGGGGGTTGGGGCATTGTGGATGGCCTGATTTATGAGAAATGGCGAGAAGAAGCCTTTGACATTCAGGCTATTTCCAAGAAGCCCGATGTGAAAAGCTATTTTGGCCTTGACTTTGGTTATACCAATGACCCCACGGCCCTGTTCTGTGGGCTGGTGAGCCAAAAGGAAAGAACCATTTGGGTTTTTGATGAACTGTATGAAAAGGCCCTGACCAACCGGGCAATCTGTGAGCGGGTAACCGCCATGGGTTACGCCAAGGAACGGATCAAGGCCGATTGTGCAGAGCCGAAAAGCATTGATGAATTGCGGGAAGCTGGCCTTCAGCGTATCAGAGCCGCCCGGAAGGGCAAGGACAGCGTGAACAATGGCATTCAGTACATTCAGGATTACACCATCATCATTCATCCCCGGTGTGTGAACTTCATTACTGAAATTTCAAATTACACTTGGGCTGAAGATAAGTTTGGGGCCAAGATCAATACCCCCATTGATGATTTCAACCACCTGATGGACGCTATGCGTTATGCGCTGGAAGATATGCTGGTTGGCCCCGCCTTCAGCTTCGACTAATAACAGGATAGTAACAAACATCCTCGGAAACACACGGTTTCTGGTGTTCGGTGTTCATTGCCCAATAGAAAGGAACCGCCCATGTTTGAACAACAGCACATTTTGAAGAAAATTGAACAGTGGGCGGATCGGCTTCCCTACCAGTCTTTGAAGATTGAAGTGGAACTTTCAAACCAAACGCTGACCTTGGAGAAAACCAGACAGCGCCCCATTGGATTTCAGCCCCCCCCCCAAGAGAGAAAGGATGGTGATTGAATATGCCTTTGTTTACTGATACTGAAACGGCCCGGATCAATCGCCTGATCCTGATGGGCGGCAATACCGGCATGACTGAACTTCAGTTTTTCGCCGCTGAAATTGATGAATGGAAGCGGAGCCGCAAGCGGAAAGAACAGATTACCGGGGATGCCTACTATGAAGGTTTCCATGACATTCTGACCCGCAAGCGCACAATCATTGGCGAGGATGGCAAACTTCAGGAAGTTGACAACCTTCCCAACAATCGGCTGGTGGATAACCAGTTTGCTTTGATGGTGGATCAGAAAACCAACTATCTTGTGGGCAAGCCCTTTTCCCTGACTTGTAGAAACAAGACCTACTCCGAATTTCTGAACAAGGTTTTTGATAAGCGGTTCAAGCGGCTTCTGAAGTATGTGTGTGAAGATGCCCTGAAAGGCGGGATCGGCTGGTTGTACCCCTACTATGGGGATGATGGCAAACTTGCCTTCAAGCACTTCCCGGCCCATGAAATTCTTCCGTTTTGGGCTGACGATGATCATACCATCCTTGATTGTGCTGTCCGCCTTTACCCGCAAGAGGTTTGGAGCGGCTACACCAAGGAAATTGTGGAGCGGGTGGAAATCTTCAAATCAGATGGCCTTTACCGCTATGTGTATGATGGAACCACCCTGACCCCGGATGAACAGTTGGGGGAACATGAAAACTATTTCAGTGTTGACGATGGGGAAGAAACGGTTGAACTGAATTGGGAGCGGATTCCCCTGATCCCGTTCAAGTACAATAAGCAGGAAATCCCCCTGATTCGCCGTGTGAAAACCCTTCAGGACGGTATCAACACTATGATTTCCGACTTTGAAAACAATATGCAAGAGGACGCACGGAACACCATTCTGATCCTGAAGAACTATGATGGTGAAAACCTTGGGGAGTTCCGCCGCAACCTTGCAACCTTCGGAGCCGTGAAAGTTCGGGATGATGGCGGGGTGGAAACCCTGACCGTTGAAATTAACGCTGAAAACTTCAATTCCATTCTGAAACTGTTCAAGGATAAACTGATTGAAAACGCCCGTGGCTATAATGCCAAGGATGATCGCATGGGTAACAACCCCAATCAGATGAACATTCAATCCATGTATTCTGACATTGACCTTGACGCAAACGGGATGGAAACCGAGTTCCAAGCGGCCTTTGATGATCTTCTGTGGTTTATCAATCAGGATTTTGCCAACACTGGCCGGGGTGACTTCGAGGAAGAAGAAACTACCATTGTTTTCAACCGGGATATGCCGGTGAATGAAAGTGAAGCCATTGAAAACTGTGGGAAGTCCGTTGGTATTCTGTCCAATGAAACCATTGTGGCCCAGCACCCGTGGACAACGGATGTGGAATTGGAGTTGGAGCGGATCAGGAAGGAAAAGGAAGAAGCAATGGAACAGGCGCAGGATTACACCGGCGCTTTTGGGAATGTTCAGAAAGAAGATCCTGATGGTGATGAAGGCGGGGACGAATAATCCCCGCCTTCCCTATATGCCGGGGCAATAATGGGGCGGGGCCGGGGTTCACCTCCTTACCCGGTCAAAGGTGCAATTCCTTTCCCCGGCACTTTCTATGGCGTGTTAGTCAAGCGGTTAAGACACCGGCCCTTCAAGCCGGGAACACGGGTTCGACCCCCGTACACGCTACCACTTGCCGGGTTGGTGGAATGGCAGACACAGCGGATTCAAAATCCGCCGCCTTTGGCGTATGGGTTCAAGTCCCATACCCGGCACCATCTGGGAACGCTAAATAGTTGTTATGGGTTTTAGCACGGGCATGAGTTGCGGAGTGGTTATAGTGCCTGATCATTCAAGAAGGGAGCGTGACCCCGTGAAAAATGCTGACTATTGGCGGGGCCGGTTCGCCATTCTTGAAAATTCGGCCCACAAACAAGCGGATGAATACCTTCAGACACTTGAAGATATTTACCGGGAAACTGAACACACTGTTCAGCGGGATATTGAAAGCTGGTATCAGCGATTTGCAACCAATAACAATGTGACTTTGGCGGAAGCCCGGAAAATGCTGACCACCGGACAGCTTGAAGAATTCAAGTGGACGGCGGAACAGTATGTGAAAGCCGCACAGCAAGCCAACCTTTCCCCGGAATGGATTAAGAAGTTGGAAAACGCTTCAACCCGTTTCCATGTCAGCCGCCTTGAAGCAATCCAACTGCAAATTCAACAGCAGATTGAACTTCTGTATGGCAATCAGGTTGATGGGGTGGATGATCTTCTGAAGAAGCTGGTTTCCAATGGGTACACCCACGGGGCCTTTGAAATCCAAAAGGGCATTGGCCTTGGATGGGATTTCACCGCTTTGAACCAGAAGAAACTTGAAACCTTACTTTCAAAACCGTGGACAACGGACGGACGGACTTTTCGGGATCGCTGTTGGGTGAACAAGGCTGATTTGGTGGACACCGTAAACAAAGAACTGCTTCAAGGTATGTTGCGGGGTGATCCACCGGCCAAGACTATCACCGCCATTCAAAAGAAGTTCGGAACAGCCCGTTATAAGGCAAGGCGGCTGGTGCATACGGAAACCACCTATTTCAACGCTGTTTCCAAAATCCAGATGTATAAAGATTTGGGTGTGGATCAGATTGAAATTGTGGAAACGCTGGATTCCCGCACCTGTGCGGTATGTCAGCCCCTTGATGGAACGGTGATCCCGCTGGCCCAATATGAGCCGGGGGTGACTGTTCCGCCCTTCCACCCAAATTGCCGGGGAACCACTTGCCCCCATTATGACGATATGGACGGCGAAAGAGCCGCCCGCACCGCTGATGGAAAGGTGTACTATGTCCCGGCCAACATGAAATATACCGATTGGAAGAAGGCTTTTGTGGATGGTGTGAAGGATGGTTTGACGGTTGCCACCGTGGGCGCTATAATGAAGGCGAAAAGGGAATTGGAGCCGCTGAAGGCTGAAATGTTCCCTGAATACCTGACTGACAAGAAGGAACGGAAGAACACCCAAGCCCTGATTGATTATGTGAATGCGTGTGAAAACGCTGATCCTGATGTGGTTGCCCTTTATTCCAAAATGGGGGCTATGGAAAACATCAGGGCCAACGGTATTCCCATGAAGGTTTCCCACGGGAAAGGCTATGCGGTTAATTATCGCTATTATACCCGGAATGATCAGCTTGCGGATGTTGAATTGATTATTCCCAAGCTGGCAGGGGATGATCTTACCGGCCAAGTGGTTACGACCTTGCATGAGGAAATGCACCTGATGGATATGTTCAACCGGTCAGACCCGGCAAAGTATTCAGGTTGGTTCAGTTCCAGCCATGCCAAGTTAAGTTCCTTTTTCCAGAAAACCAACACTGATATTTCGGATGATATTGATTCCCTTTTTGAAGCCTTCGATAAGGAATGCAAGCGTATTACGGCGGAAATCAATGCTGAATTGAGAACCGCCACTTCCACCTTGACGGATCAATACTATGCAAGAACCATTTCTTATTCCGACTACAAAAAAGCCTTCAATAAGCTAAAGCGTGAAGCAAGTGAACAAATTGATTATCAATGCCGAAACGCTATGGGCGGCGGTATCAGTTCCCTTGAAGATATTTACGATGCCCTTTCCGGTGGTTCGGCCCGTGATGCTGGCCTTGTGCGATATGGTCACGGTTCCAAATATTACCGGGATATTGGGAAACGAGCGGAAGAAACCCTTGCCAATTATGGCGCTTTGTCGGTTGTCCGTCCTGACCTGATAGAAATGCTTCGTAAGGATAAACCGGAGTTGGTAGAAGCCTTGGAAGAAGTTATTCAGGATATGTTAAAGAAAGCGGGTGGTTAATATGACACGGGAAGAAAAGCTGATGAAGGTTCATGCGCTGTTGGCTGAAGTTTCTGATGTTCTGGTTGACCGCTTCTTTGATGCGGACAGTGAAGAACTTCTTGATGAAAAAATTGAAGTTCTTACTGCTTTGAAGGATGGGAAACCGCCTGACCAAATCCCCAATTATTATTCTGTTCTTGAAAACTTCAGCCCGGATCAGCATTGGGACTGATCCACAATATTGTTGATTGAACCACCCCGGCCTTCGGGCCGGTGGTGGTTTTTTCATACCTATTCGCCGTTTCCCGGTTGTGGGCGGAAAACAGAGCCGGGGGAAATCGTGGTTCCTGACCCACGGTAAAAAAGGATTTTATGATGGAGGTATCACACTATGACGAAAGAAAAGCTGATGGAGTGGGGCTTGACCGAGGAACAGGCCAACAAGGTTATGGAAGGGCTGAATGGTTCCTTTGTAACCAAGAGCCGGTTCAATGAGGTGAACGAGGAAAACAAGACCCTGAAAGCCCAAGTTTCTGAACGGGATGGGCAGATTGAAACCCTGAAGAAATCCGCTGGTGATAACACGGAACTTCAGAACCAGATCACCGCCCTTCAGGAAGCGAACAAGCAGAAGGACAAGGATCACGCCAATGAAATCAAGGCCCTGAAGATCAGCAATGCCGTTGATGTGGCCCTGACCAATGCCAAGGCCAAAAACAACACCGCTGTAAAGGCGCTGTTGGCCGCATTCTTGGAGAAGGCGGAACTGGCCGATGATGGCACGGTGAAAGGGCTGGATGATGAAATTGGCAAGCTGACCAAGGGTGAGGACACGGCTTTTCTGTTCGACACCAGCGGCAAGGCCAAGTTTAAGGGAGCCAAAGCCGCTGAAAAGAGTGATCCCCACAATCAGCCCACCGGGGATGACCTTTCCAAAATGTCCTATGACGAACTGTGCAAGTACATGGAGGAAAACCCGGATGCGGTTTTGGAGTAACCCACACAATTTGACTACACAGAAAGGAAGTTTGAACGATGGCTAACAGCAAGTTTGATGCAAAGTCTTTCAACCCTGAAGCGTTTAAGTACATGGTTGGCCGTGTGCCTAACCTGACCCTGAACGCCCTGAAGAAGTCCCGTGCGCTGGCCGGGAACCCTGATATTCGGGCGGTGTTCACCAGTCAGAATGGCACCGGCTATGCCCGTCTTGCCATGCGTGGCCTTCTGGATGGGGATGCGGTGAACTATGACGGTGAAACCGACATTACCGCCACTTCCACCAAGACCTTTGAACAGGGCATGGTGGTTGTTGGCCGTGCCAAGGCATGGACTGAAAAGGACTTCAGCTATGACATTACGGGCGGCGTGGACTTCATGGGCAATGTGTCCGCACAGGTTGCGGAGTACAAGGATACCTTGGATCAGAAAGCCCTTCTTTCCATCCTGAAGGGTGTTTTTGCCATGCCCACCACCGATGCCAAGAACAAGGAGTTTGTGGAGAAGCACAGCACCACGATTTATGCCCCTATGAGCGCCACCACCCTGAACAGCGCCGTGAACAAGGCTTGTGGAGCCAATAAGCAGAAGTTTTCTTTGGTGTTCATGCACAGTGATGTTGCCACCAACCTTGAAAACATGAAGCTGTTGGAGTTCATGAAACAGACGGACGGGGACGGCATTCAGAAGGATTTGACCCTTGCCACTTGGAATGGCCGCACTGTGGTTGTGGACGATGATCTTCCCGCCGTGACCGGCTATGCCGATGCTGAAGCGGACACCCCCGGCGCTTTGGTGATCAAGGCTTCCGGTGCTTCCGGTGCTTCTGAAATTGATCTTGCCAAGGCAACCCCCTACTTTGGCACCCGTACCCTTGCCGCTGATATGTATGTGGTTCCCGCTACGCAGTACACCACCTTCATCATGGGCAACGGTGCTATCTCCTATGAAGATATTGGGGCCAAGGTTCCTTATGAAATGGCCCGTGACCCCAAGACCAACGGCGGTGTTGATACCCTGTATATGCGTCAGCGCAAGGTGTTCAGCCCCTATGGTATCAGCTATGAGAAGAAAAGTCAGACCAAGCTGTCCCCCACGGACACGGACTTGGAGAATGGGCAGAACTGGACGCTGGTTCACAGCGGGGAAAGCACTGCTTCCCAGCGCACCTATATCAACCACAAGGCCATTCCCATTGCCCGGATTCAGTCTTTGGGCTGATGGAATGGCGGTGATTCCCGTTGCGTGAACAGGTTATTGCAATGCTTACGGCCCTTGGCGTAACGGGGGCCGCTGAAGATCCCCTGTTGGATATTGTGATCAGCAATGTTCAATACAGGGTTCAAAACAAAACCAACCGAAAGGATATGCCTGAAGGGTTGGTGAGTGTGGCCGTCTATATGGCGGTTGGCGAATACCTGAACATGAAGAAGGTTTCCGGGCAGTTGGAAGGGTTTGACCTTGAAGCGGCAATCAAGCAAATTCAGGAAGGCGATACCAACACGGTTTTTGCCATTGGGGATGGGAATTTGACCCCTGAACAGCGGTTGAACAGTCTGATTGACTACCTGGCCAATGGGCGGAGCCGTGAACTTTACCGATTCAGGAAGTTTGTATGGTAAACGCCCACAGAAAAGCCCTTGAACGGTTGTGGAAGGATCGGTGTTCTATTTTCGTAAAAGAGAAAGTCACCGATCCAACCACACACCTGACTGACTTTGAAGAAAAGCCGCTTCTTCAGGATCAGCCCTGTAAATTGTCCTTTGAAACCTTAACTTCAAGTTCCGGTGATCCCGTGGCCGCTGTTGCCCAAACTGTGAAGCTGTTCTTGTCCCCTGATGTGGAAATCCCCGCTGGCTGTAAAATCGTTGTGACACGGTTCAACAATCTTGAACGGAAGTTCACCTATTCTAAAAGCGGTGAAGCCGGGGTTTTCACCAACCATCAAGAAATCCAGTTGGAGCCGTGGAAGGGGTATGCCTAATGGCTAAATGGGGCAAATGCGATTTCAAGCAACTGGAACGGCTGAATAAGAACATGGAAAAGCTGATGGGGGCGGATTTGGACAGGTTTTGCCGCCAAGCCGCCCAAGAGTTGGCGGGGCGCTTGCTGAATAAGGTTGTGAAGCGGACACCTGTTGTATATGGCACCTTGCGGGATGCGTGGGCGGTAATGCCTGTGGGCCACAGGGGAACCCATTACACAGTTGTTGTGCTGAATAACCTTCAGTATGCGTCCTATGTTGAATACGGCCACCGGCAACAGCCGGGGCGGTTCATCCCCGGTTATTGGGAAAGTGACCGCTTTGTTTATGATCCCGATGCGGAAGGCGGGATGGTGCTGAAGAAAAATTGGGTAAAGGGGCGCTATATGCTGACCATTTCCACACAAGAACTGGAACAGCAAGCGCCTAAAATTCTGGAAAAGAAGTTGTATTTGTTCCTGAAGGGGTGTTTCGATGCTTAATGAGATTATCAAAGGAATTTCAATGGCACTGAACGCCGCCTTTGGGGATGGGTATGAAATCTATCAGAATGATGTGGAACAGGGTTTGAAAGAACCCTGTTTTTTGATTGCCGTTTTACAACCGGAAATCACGCCCATGCTTGGGCGGCGCTTTATCAAGAGGAACCCATTTGACATTCAGTATTTTCCGACCAACCCCCGCAATAATGCGGAGATGTTCACCGTTGCGGAAACGATGATGGAAGCCTTGGACTTCATCACGCTTCCCAGCGGTGATCTTCTTCATGGAACCAGCGTGAATTATGAGATTGTGGACAATGTACTTCATTTCTTTGTGAACTATAACTTGCCCATGATCCGCCCCGCTGAAGAAACCTATATGGAAACCTTGGAAACCGAGGTTGGAACCATTGGAGGGGATTAAAAATGCCTACGACCAAAACCAGAAAGCCCAAGACAGCGGAAGCGGCCCCGCCTGTTTCCAATGTCCCGGTTTTCACCAAAAGAAATATCCTGACCTTCCAGCGATACGCCAAGCGGCGTGATCTTCTGTCCGTTTTGCTGGAAGATGGAAAGGAATACACGATGGAGCAGGTGGACAGCTTGCTTCAAAACTTTTTCAAGAAAGGCAAGGTGAATTGATATGGCCCTTGGCGGCGGCACTTTTTTGACGCAGAACAAGATTCTGCCCGGTGCATATATCAACTTCATTTCGGTTGCGAATGCAAGCGCCACCCTCTCTGATCGTGGTATTGCGACCATCCCCCTTGAAATGAATTGGGGGCCTGAAGGTGAGGTTATCACCGTTGAACTTGGGGAGTTCCAGAAGAATTCCCAAAAGATTTTCGGCTATGCGTACACGGCGGACGAACTGAAGCCCATGCGTGAGATTTTCAAACACGCCCAAACGGTTCACTTCTTCCGCCTGAATTCCAGCGGCGCAAAGGCCGCTTGCACTTATGCAACGGCCAAATACCCCGGCACCCGTGGGAATGACCTTCGTATTGTCATTGAGGAAAATGAAAACAGTCAGCCGGAAAGCAAACTGTATGATGTTTCCACTTTCCTTGGCACTGTCCAAGTGGATCAGCAGAAGGCCATTTCTAAAATGACTGACCTGAAGCCCAATGATTATGTGGACTTCAAAACAGAAGGAAGCCTTGCTGTGACTGCTTCCACCCCCCTTACCAGCGGCACCAATGGGAGTGTGGAGGATGCGGCTTATCAAACCTATCTGGATAAGATGGAAGCCTATACCTTCAACGCTATGGGTTGCCCCACCAACAAATCCACCATTGCTGAACTGTTTTCTGCCTTCTGTAAGCGGATGCGGGATGATGTGGGCAAGAAGTTTCAGGTGGTATGCTTCCGCAAGCTGGCCGACTATGAAGGCACCGTGAGTGTGAAGAACACCATTGTTGGTGAAACCGATGATCCCGCCCTGATCCCGTGGGCAACCGGCGTGATTGCGGGAACCGCCGTGAATAAGTCCGCAACCAATATGGACTATGACGGGGAATATCAGATTGATACTGATTATACCCAAAGCGAATTGGAAGCCGGTATTCTGGAAGGTTCGTTCATGTTCCATCTGGTGGATGAAAAGGTTGTGGTTTTGGAGGATATTAACACCTTCATTTCCGTGACGGATGAAAAGTCCGGGGACTTTTCCAGCAATCAGACAATCCGGGTTCTGGATCAGATTGCCAATGATATTGCTGTTCTGTTCGGCAAGAAGTACCTTGGCAAAGTTCCCAATGACGCTTCCGGGCGGATCAGCCTGTGGAACGATATTGTGAAGCACCATCAGGAGCTTCAGAATATCCGGGCTATTGAGAACTTCTCCAGCGATAATGTGACGGTTGCCCAAGGCGATACCAAGAAGGCCGTTGTGGTGACGGACTATGTTACCCCGGTCAACGCTATGGCCCAGCTTTATATGACTGTCTATGTCCAGTAAGAAAGGGGTGTAAGAGTATATGGCAACTGTAATGCAAGCCAAGGACGCAGTTTCCGCTTCTTTGGCCGAATGCTTTGTAACCATTGGGGATAACCGTTACAATTTCATGCAGGCTATCAACCTTGAAGCCAACTTTGAGAAGAATAAGACGGAAATCCCCATTTTGGGCAAGACCGGCAAGGGTAACAAATCCACCGGTTGGAGTGGTACGGGTTCCGCAACCTTCCACTATAACACCAGCATTTTCCGCCAAATGATGAAGCAGTACAAGGACACCGGCGAGGATGTCTATTTTGACATTCAAGTGACCAATGAAGATCCCACTTCTTCTGTGGGCCGTCAAACCGTGATCCTGAAGGATTGCAACATTGATGGCGGCATTCTTACCAAGTTTGACGCTGATGCGGAATACTTGGATGAAGATATGGACTTCACTTTTGAGGATTTCGAGATGCCGGAAGCCTTTACCCTGCTTGCGGGAATGGAGTAACATTGCCAAAACCCGCCCCATTTTGATAATGTGGGCGGGTTTTTCTTTTTTCAATTTCAAAATAGGAGGATTTTAACAATGAGTTTGTCTGCTTTTCTGGCTGAAAATGCCCTGTCCGTTGAGAATGTGAAGTTTGTTGCTTCCAAGCGGTTTTTGTCTGATGAATTGGACGATAAGGGCAAGCGGAAGCCTATGGAATGGGAGATCAAGGCCATTACCGGCACCGAGGATGAAGCCCTTCGGAAGTCCTGTGCCAAGCGGTTTCCCGTTCCCGGCAAGAAAAACCAGTATCAGAAGGAAACCGACTATGATCTGTACCTTGGCAAGCTGGCTGTGGCCTGTACGGTGTTCCCCAACCTGAATGACAAGGAACTTCAGGACAGCTATAAGGTGATGGGCGCTGAAGCCCTTCTGAAAACCATGCTGACCCCCGGCGAGTATGCCGATTACCTGACCAAAGTTCAGGAGGTTTGCGGGTTTGAAACCACCCTTCAGGATGAGGTGGACGAGGCAAAAAACTAATTGAAGAAGGTGATGGTGAAGCAAATATCGCTTACTATTGCCTTCACGAACTGCATTTGACACCATCTGCTTTTCTGGACTTGCCCCGGAAAGAACGGGCCTTCATTATTGCGGCCATTGATATTCGGGTGGAGCGGGAAAAGAAGAAACAGAAAGAAATTGAACGGAAACAGCGCCGGGGCCGCAGAAAGTAACTGTTGGCCCCGGCCCTCTGCTATGGAAAGAAGGTGAACCCCTATTGGCAACCATTAGAACGGCAATCGCCCTATATGACGGTGTTACTGCCCCGCTGAAGTCCATGCACAAGGCTATGAACATTGTGCTGAACAGCTTTGAAGCCATGCAACGGGCTTCTGGTAATTCTGTGGACACTTCAGCCATTCGGGAAGCCCGTGAAGAACTGGCAAGAGCCGGGGCCGCCTTCGATTCCATTGAAGAAAATATTCGGAATGCTGGCAACCAGCAAGACCGCTTCAACAGGCGGATCAGGGACGGCACCACCGCCGCTGATGGCCTTTGGAGCAAGCTAAAAGGCATTGCGGCCACCGTGGGTGGGTTGGCGGCTGTAAAGAAAATTCTTGGGGTTTCTGACCAGCTTACCAGCACAAATGCCCGGTTGAATAACGCCATGATCAACTTTGATGATGGCGGTTCCCTTACTGACCTTGAAAAAAAGGTAATGGCTTCGGCGCAACGATCCAGAACTTCCTATATGGATGCCGCTTCTTCCATTGCAAAATTGGGCCTAAATGCCCGTGATGCGTTTGGAAGTATGGATGAAGTGATTGCCTTCCAAGAACTGATTAACAAACAGTTTATTATTGGCGGTGCGAGTGTTCAGGAACAGCAAGCCGCCATGATCCAGCTTACCCAAGCAATGGCTTCCGGTGTGCTTCGTGGTGAAGAACTAAACAGCGTATTTGAACAGGCCCCCGGAATTATTCAGAGTATAGCAGATTACTTGGATGTTTCCATTGGTGAAATCCGGGCTATGGCCGCAGAAGGTCAACTGACCGCCGATGTAGTGAAAAATGCCATGTTTGCGGCGGCGGATGATATTGAAACCAAGTTTTCAAATATGCCCAAAACTTGGGGGCAAATTTGGATCGGGATGAAGAACAAGGCCCTGTCTATCTTCAATCCTATTCTGAACAAGGTAAATCAAGTTGCTAATAGCGAAAAGTTCACCCAAGTAACGAATGGAGTTATCAACGGCCTTGCCGGGATCGCTTCTGTTGCAACGGTGGTGCTTGACCTTCTGATTGGCGGTGCCGCTTTGGTGGTGGATAATTGGTCATGGCTTGCCCCTATTGTTGGCGGTGTTGCAACGGCTTTTCTTGTTTTGAATGGAGCCATGCTTGCCTATAAAACAGTGACCGGCATTGTGAATGCGCTGGAAACCGTAAAGGCCGCAAGACTGGCTATGACTACCGTTGCAACCGGAGCACAGACCACCGCCACCTTTGCCCAAACAGCGGCCCAATACGGCCTGAATGCGGCTTTGATGGCTTGCCCCCTTACATGGATTATCATTCTGATTATCGCCCTTGTAGCCCTGTTCTATGCGGCTGTGGCGGCGGTCAATCATTTTGCAGGTACAAGCGTTTCCGCAACCGGCCTGATTTGTGGCGCATTTATGGCGGCGCTGGCCTTCATCGGGAATATCTTTGTGGCCCTGTGGAACTTGGTTGTAGATGTGTTCGTGATGATCTACAACCTTGTGGCTACGGTTGCAAACTTCATCGGAAATGTATTCAATGATCCGGTTGGGGCTGTGGCCCGTCTATTTTTCGACTTGGCGGACACGGTTCTTTCCGTCCTTCAGGCTTTGGCTTCGGCCATTGATACTATCTTCGGTTCTAACCTTGCCGGTTCCGTCCAAGGCTGGCGTGACAGCTTGGGCGGTTGGGTGGATTCCACCTTTGGCAAGGGTGAAGAAATCATGGAAAAGCTGAATGCGGAAGATCTTCATTTGGGCCGCTTCGAGTATGGAGCCGCCTTTGATATGGGGTATGAATTCGGCCAAGGCGTGGAAGATACCGTGGGCGGCTTGTTCGACTTTTCCGCAATGGACAGCTTGGGGGCCGCTGATGGGCTGGATGCCTTCAACCTTGGGAACACCCTTGATGGTATCTATGGCAACACCGGGGACACAGCGGGGAACACCGCCGCCATGAGTGATGCCCTTGACATTGCGGAAGAAGATTTGGCCTATATGCGGGATATTGCCGAGCGGGAAGCAATCAACCGGTTCACCACCGCTGAAATCAAGGTTGAACAGCACAATGAAAACCACATTTCCAAAGATACCGACCTTGACGGGATTATGGATGCGTGGGCCAATGATTTTGCTGAAAAGCTGGATGTGTCTGAAGAAGGGGTGCATGAGTAATGGCATACAAAATGTACTTGGATGGTGTGCTTATGCCCATCACCCCTTCCAAGGTAACGGTGAAGATCAATAACCAGAACAAAACCATGACGCTGATCAATGGGGAAGAAATCAACATTCTGAAAGCCGCCGCTTTGTCTGATGTTTCTTTTGAACTGTTGCTTCCCCAAGTTTCCTACCCCTTTACCAATGGGGGCGCACAATCGGCAAGCTATTACATTTCCCTGTTTGAACGGTTGAAAAACAGCAAAGAACCGTTTCAATGGATTTTGAACCGGCAACGCCCAGCGGGTGGGATGTTCTTCTATACCAACCTAACGGTTGGAATGGAAAATTATGAACTGGTTGATGATGCCGGAGCCGGATTTGATGTGAAGGTGAAAGTGAGCCTGAAACAATATAGGGCTTACGGCACAAAAACCGTCAAATTGAAACCGGCCCCCACACCGGCTGAAAAGCCGAAAGCAACAGTACAACCGGCCCCCCGTCCGGCACCTTCCGCCCCGAAAAAAAGCACCTACACTGTAAAAAGTGGGGATTGCCTTTGGAATATCGCCAAGAAATATCTTGGGGACGGTTCCAGATACAACGAAATTTATAATCTGAACAAGGATAAGATCAAAAATCCCAATCTGATCTATCCCAATCAGGTTCTTACCTTGCCTTCCTGAAAGGGGTGATCTGAATGGCAGTTGAACTTTTCATTCAACACAATAGCACAATTCAATATCCGGTTGTTGAAGAAGGGGCAAAACTGACCTTGGAGAGAAAAGGCACCCCCGGAAAGCTGGAATTTACGGTGGTCAAAGCCCCCGGATTGAACTTCCAAGAAGGTGATCCGGTGAAGCTGACGGTGGACGGAACCCCCATGTTCTATGGCTTTGTTTTCAAGAAAAAGCGGGACAAGGGCGGAACCATTGATGTTGTGGCCTATGATCAGTTGCGGTATCTGAAGAATAAAGACACCCTGACAGAAGAAGGGCTGAAGGCTTCCGATTTGCTGAAGCGGCTGGCTGGTGACTTCCGCCTAAACCTTGGGACGGTGGAAGATACCGGATACACCATTGAAACCATTGTGGAGGAAAACCAAACGCTGTTTGATATGATCCAGAATGCCCTTGATGAAACCCTGATGAACACCAAACAGCTTTTTGTTCTCTATGATGATGTGGGCAAGCTGTCCCTGAAGAACATCAATTCCATGAAGCTGAACCTTCTGATTGATGAAGAAACCGGGGAAAACTTCAGCTATGAATCCAGCATTGATGAACAGACCTATAACAAAATCAAGTTGGCCTTCAACAATGAAAAAACCGGTAAGCGGGAACTGTTTATAGCCCAAGACGGGGAGAAAATGAACCAATGGGGTGTTCTTCAATATTTTGAAGAAGTTCAGACCAAAACCGGTGCTTCCGCCAAGGCCAACGCCCTGTTGAAGCTGTATGACCAAAAAACCCGCCACCTGACCATTCAAAATACTTTAGGAGATGTTCGGGTAAGGGCCGGAAATGCGGTTGTGGTTGCCCTGAACCTTGGGGATATTATCACCAACAACTTTATGGTTGTGAACCGTGTAACCCACACTTTCCGGGATAATGAACACCGGATGGAACTTGACCTGATCGGGGGTGAATTTATTGCCTAACGCTGTGGAGGTAGTAAAAAAGGCGGCTGTGGAAGCCGTGGAAGCTGGAAAACCTGTGAACCTGTTGTTTGGTGAAGTTATTTCAGCTTCCCCCTTGAAAATTCAGGTTGACCAAAAGGCCATTTACACTGAAAAAATGTTGGTGCTTACCCGGAATGTTACGGATTTTGAAGTTGATATGACGGTAAGCCACCGGACAGTTGTTATCAGTCACGGCCACCCGGTAGTTGACACCTATACCGGCGGTGGTTCGGCCACCCCTGTTGACCACAACCACCCCATCAAGGGCCGAAAGAAATTCAAGGTTCACAATGCCCTTGTAGTTGGGGATTGGGTCGTTCTGGCCCGGATGCAGAAGGGGAAAAAATTTGTGGTGCTGGATCGTATCAAAGCGAACCCGGCCCTGAAGGGGGAATGGCTATGATCCCACAGACCGGGGATGATTTGCGGCAGGATTTTGAATTTGAAACCCTTCCCAGCAGAACCTTCCGCCTGAACCATAACACTTTGACCATCATCGGAACCATTGATGAAATTGAAGCGGTGGAACAGGCAGTATATCTGATTTTGAATACAGAACGGTATCAATGGTTGATCCATTCTTGGGATTATGGGGTTGAACTTCATAACCTGATCGGAAAAGATGTGGAATATTGTATTCCAGAAATTGAACGGCGAATCCGGGAAGCCTTGCTTCAGGATGATAGGATCACCGCCGTTGAAAACTTTGAATTCACAGTGAACAAAAAACAAGTGCTGACTACCTTCACGGTGGTCAGCATTTTTGGTGAAATCAACACAGAAATGGGGGTTGAAATCTGATGTATGAAGCGCAAACCTATGAATCTATCTTGGCACGGATGCTTCAGAAGGCCCTTTCCATTAACAGCAACCTTGATACCCGTGAAGGTTCGTTGGTGTGGTATGGGGATGCCCCCGCCGCTGTGGAATTGCAGAACCTTTATATTGCCCTTGATACCGTGCTGAATGAAACCTTTGCCGATACCGCCACCCGCCCTTATTTGATTTTGAGAGCGGCGGAACGGGGCCTTTCCCCGCAACCGGCAAGCCCCGCCATTTTGCAAATGGCAATTACACCCACTACTTTGTTCTTGCCGCTGAACACCCGCTTTTCCATTGGGGAATTGAACTATTATGTTTCGGCGGATCGGGGAAGCGGCAACTATGAATTGACCTGTGAAACGGCTGGTGAAGCTGGCAATAACTACACCGGAACGGTGATCCCCATTGAATATGTGGATGGCCTTGAAACCTGTAAAATCACTTCGGTGTTGGTTCCCGGTGAAGATGAAGAAGATACCGAACTTTTCAGACAAAGATACCTTAACAGCTTGAATGCCCAAGCCTTCGGCGGAAACCAGATTGACTATATTGAAAAGGTCAATGCCATTCCCGGCGTTGGTGGGGTGAAGGTTTACCGGGCTTGGAATGGGGATTTGAAACCGGCCAACATGATCCCGCCCAAGGAAGCTGAAGCGTGGATTGAGGGCCTTTCCGGGGTTCCCGAACCGGTGAAACTTTGGCTTGATACCGTTTATGCCGCCGCCAAGAACAATATGTTCACTGTGGGCGGAACTGTGAAGCTGGTGGTGATCAACAGCACCTTCACGGTTCCTTCCCCCACACTGGTAGAACAGGTTCAAACCGCCGTTGACCCCCTTCAGAATGCCGGGGAAGGCGTTGGAATTGCCCCCATCGGCCATGTGGTCAGGGTGGAAGGTGTTCAGGAAGAAACCGTTGATTTGGGCTTTGCCCTGTATTATCAACGGGGATGGTCTTGGGAAGATGTTTCCGGGTATGTCACGGAAGCAATTAACGGGTACTTCTTGGAACTGGCCCAAAGTTGGGCGGATCAGGATGAAGCCCTTGTGGTTCGTATCAGCCAAATTGAAAGCCGCCTGTTGGGTATCACCGGTATTTTGGATATTGCCAACACCACGATCAATGAAAAAGCCGCCAATCATACATTGGCCCTTGACCATATCCCGGTGTTGGGTTCCCTTGCACCAACCACTATTGAAATTAAGGCATAAGGGGTGGTGACTGATGGAACGAAAACTGATTGATTACCTACCCTATGCGATGCGAGATTTCAAGGAATATGAAGGGATCATGGAGAGTGAACAGCCTGAATTTGATCAGGCGTGGAACAATGCTGATGATCTTTTGAACAATCAGTTCATTTCCACCGCTGGAAATGTGGGCCTTTCCCGATGGGAAAAGATTTTGGAGATCACGCCCAAGGGGACTGACAGCCTTGAAGATCGCCGGTTCCGTATTTTGACCAGAATCAATGAAGAACTTCCTTACACCCTTCCGCAACTTCGGAATATCCTTGAAACCCTTTGTGGGCCGGGGAACTATTCAGCGGATGTGGCAGAAGGAACCTATCACCTGATTGTGAAAATTGGGTTGGCGGCAAAAAACAATTTCACCGATGTTGAATCCTTGCTGAACAGAGTGGTTCCACAAAACCTGATTGTAACCCTTCTTCAGCTCTATAACACCCACGCTGAACTTGGACGCTTTACCCACTCCCAGCTTGCCGCCCATACCCATGACCAATTAAGAAACGAGGTGCTTAACTGATGCCCAATCAAACCACAAACTATGGGCTGACCAAACCCCTTGCTTCTGAATTTTATGATGTTGAAGTTCAGAATGGCAACATGGACAAGATTGATGCCCAAATGAAAACCAATGCCGATGGTATCAAAGACCTTCAGGATGGGCAGAAAAACAAGGCTGATTTGGTGGGTGGGAAGGTTCCCGCTGAACAGCTTCCCACTATGGACTATGAAGCAAAGGGCACCGCTGAACAGGTTGTAACCACCCACGATGGAAACAAGAAAGCCCACCCCTATTTGTTGGGGCAGATTGAAACCTGTGTGACAGCGGCGCAGAATGCCCAAGATGCCGCAGATGCGGCCTTGGAAGCTGTGTCCAAGATCGCTTTCACCATCAATGCGGTTCCCACTCAAAACGGTGTTCTGACCTATAACGGACAGGCCCAAAGCCCTTCTTGGAACAGCTATGATCCTAACGCCATGACCCTTGGGGGAGTGACTACCGGCACCGATGCCGGGACTTATACGGCCACCTTCACCCCCAAGGAAAAATATCAATGGAGTGATGGCACCAAGACCGCAAAACAGGTTACATGGAAGATTGACCGGGCTTCTATGGCGGCACCTACCCAAAGCGGAAGCCTTACCTTCAATGGTTCCCCGCAAAGCCCTTCTTGGTCGGGGTATGACACCGGGAAAATGACCCTTGGAGGAACTACCACAGGCACCAATGCGGGAAGCTATAACGCCACCTTTACCCCCAGTGCAAACTACAAATGGAGTGATGGAAGCACCGGTACAAAAACTGTGGTTTGGAGAATTGGGAAGGCCGCTGGAAGTTTGTCTTTGAATAAAACTTCCATGAAGCTGACCGCCGCCAAGAAAACAGACACCATCACAGTTACCAGAGCCGGTGACGGTGTTATTACGGCCACTTCTAATGCGTCTGGCGTGGCTTCTGTGAGCGTTTCGGGCAACACGGTAACAGTTACCGCCAAGGCCAAGGGAAAGGCTACAATCACGGTTTCTGTGGCCGCTGGCACCAATCACAACGCCCCGGCAAATAAAACCTGTTCGGTTGAAGTGACCATGCCCACCAAAAACCTTTCTGATAATGATTGGGCCACCATTCGGGAAGTGAGTAGCGCCGGTTTGGGTGCCAACTATTGGGCTGTGGGTGATATGAAAGAAATCACCATCAATGGTAAAGTTGGCAACCACACCTTTAGCAATTTGAAGATCAATGTTTTCATCATCGGGTTCAATCACAATGCCGCCAAGGAAGGCAACAATCTGATTCACTTCCAGATTGGAAAGATGGGAACAACCCCTGTGGCGCTGTGTGATGCAAAGTATGGTAATAGTATAAGCGGGGCTGGCTATTTCCACATGAATGATTCCAACACCAATGCTGGTGGCTGGAATGGCTGTTCCAAACGGAAAACCTTGTATGGAAACACTGGCACCCCCACCAGCCCAATCAGCAATAGCTTGATGGCGGCGCTTCCGGCTGACCTTCGGGCCGTGATGCAACCTGTAACCAAATATACTGATAACACGGGCAATTCTTCCAATAGTGCGGGCAATGTTACCGCCACAAGGGATTACCTGTTTGATCTGGCCGAATTTGAAGTGTTTGGAGTAAGAAACTACGCCAACCAATATGAGCAGAACAGCCAACAGCAGTATGCTTATTATAAGGCTGGTAACAGTAAGGTTGCCAATAATCATACCGCCGTGAATACGGCGGGTTTGGGGGGGGTGCCCCCCCCCCTTTTTTCAAATCAACAAAACTTCGTTA